TGACTGTGACGAAACATCCACTCCGATTGTTCCCAGACATTGCCTGCTGGTGGCTCTGGGTACTCAAATGTTTTGTGTTGGTTGTCAGCTATAAATTGTCGAACGCTGTCTAAAGGACTCATTTTTTACCTTGATGAAACAGATCGTGTTCCGTGATGATCCTGAATTTGATGTTGTTTGCAGCACAATAGGCTCGGGCTGCTTGCCATTTGCACATGTTTAATATTGCATGTGCTTGATTGCGTTTGCTATTTCCTGCTGCTTCCAGAGTTGTTTCTTTACTGGGTTTGACTTCCCACATCTCTGCGTGATTTTTTCCCTGTGCGTCCTGAAATACCACGAAAAAATCTGGTATGTATATGGTGTTCTTGTTGGTAAATGGATTACGGTAGGGTACGTGCATGGCCTCATTGGCCCATTGTAATATAGCTGGATTGTTATCACACATACGCATCACACTATGTTCCCAACTGCTGCGATAATGCGGTACTTTTTTACCTATGTATTTGGCTGGGTTCAATAATTGATAAAACCCATTGGCGTATTTGCTCATTTTAATATCGATCGTCTAATATACTTATTTACAATGGGTTGATTGTTGATGCCTAAAAAGCTGGTGCCCTTTCTGTTCAGGTTCAAAAACATTGCCAAATAGTTATCCACCTGTGCCTTGGGTAATTTTATGAATTGTTCCAGTACACTCATGGGATCAATCCGTTGTGCCAGACTGGTGTATATCACTGCACTGGCCAGCGCATCTGCTGCGGTCCGGTTACCACCACAGTATTGTTGAAAGTATCCCACAATGGCATCGTTTTGGTTTGCTGACACAGTGGTGGGGACGACAAAAAAATTATTAAAATAATTCTTGCTGACCGTATTGTTTACGTTTACTGCGCCTAGGTTTTGTGGATTACTCATTACAAATCACCAGCCAGTCTTCTTTCTGCCAAAATTTCAGCATCTATTTGCTCAATTGACTGGAATTGCGGATCATTATAGTCCACTACTGGGTAAGCTGTTGCACCCTGTGTACTTTCAGCACCGCCCAGATATGTGGCGGCTGCTGGTGATGTACGATCTCCTGGTGCACCATACAACTCAGTAAACTCTGACTCGCGGTATCTGACCGGTGGTACCGTGCCACGTGGACCATACACAGTGGTAGTTTCTATGGAGTCATTTAAATTAAATGACCCCAGTGCTCTGGTACCGGCATCGTTACCCACACTGGCTGATGCATTTTGTGCAGCTTCCTCACTGCCACCGGCTGCTATCACACGTTCATATTCAGCCACTCTGAGTGATTGTTGATATGCAGTTATATCATAACTGGTCATTCTGGAACCATCAGGCAGTGTAGTGACTGTGACTCCCACCATGTCATTGCCCAGCTCTGGATATGCAACAGCCACTGGTTCACCATTGCTGGATACCAGGCCAGCTTGCCCTCCAGTAATGCCCTGTGACGCCAACAACTCTTCCATGCTGTTGAACTGCGGATTGGCACGGAGTATGGCCTGGGCATTATTTCGGCCCTGTCGACCTCCAGCACTCAACGCCATTAGCAGAGCACTGGCGCCGCCAGCAACACCAAATGTATTACTACCGTTGCTGCTGCCACCACCCAGGGTGGGTATCTGTATCTTGGCCAATGGGTTGCTGCCAGTCAGGATGTTCATACCTATTTGTTTCAATTCAGTGCCAGCCATCTGACCAAAGTTGGCGCCTTTAAAATTATTGAAGCTCTTGAATGCCGTCAATGCTGCACCAAAGAAATTGCCCTGGCCCAATTGATGATCCACACTGTCCAATGCAGAAAATAATCCACCAGGACCCAGAATACTGCGTGTGCCGCCGCCAGCAGCGGTCAATGGACTGGGAGTTTTATCATAGTGCAGCACACCAAATCCGTTGACTGTCTGCCCTGGTACCACTTGACCGTAGCTGTACAATACTGACTCGTACGCCACAGTCATGGTGGTCTCCATCAGCTCGGTGGAACTTGATGCATGGTCGCCAAACTTAAAGGAAGTGATGGTGGGGTTTATTAATGTATACTCTGTAAAATTTCTCTGATGCAAACTGTATACACGGATGGCTGTCAGCATACGCTCAACTGCGCCATTACTGGAATAATTGGCTGGGCTGTATCCCCAACTTTGAGTCTGACGTTCAGTATACTTGCTGGGCTGGGAGAACACCTGCTGAGTGTGATCACTGTCGCGGTAGTAATGGCTGACATAGTTCCACCAGAAGTATCTGATGATGTCGGCACTATCGTCGTGGAATGTGATGGTCAAGGGATCGTATTTTAATTTGGTCTGCACCACATTGGGCCGATTGTATGCGTTGTATGTTTTGTTATCAATGGTGAATTTAGGCAGTTGAGCTGCCTTGACCAACATACCAGATTCCAGAATACTGTCATTACTCAGGCGGTTAAGCAGAGGATTGAAATCGAATGCCACATGATACATGTAGCCGGCTTTGGGGGACAATCGGTAATTGCTGTCAACAAACAGTTTAGATGCGTGTTTGGCATCTTTGATGTTTGTCCCTGCACCCAATTGGGAGATGAATTCATTAATTGCGTTGGCCATGTCGATATTTATGCCAAAGAAAAACCCGGATTTTTACTCCGGGTTTGGATCTTTACTGTGGATATTAACCAGTAATTGTTGCACCAATTGTACGGGCTACTGCTGTACCGATACCTGTACCAGTAGGCGACTGCAATGCGTTGTCGTATTTGATGGTTAGATCAATTGTTGCGTGTTCGTTGCTGGAATAATCAAATTCACCATAGTCGACCTGACTGATGAATGCACCATAAATTTCCCATGTTTCCAGGATGTTGGGTTGGTTTGCACCATTGCCACCGTCCAGCATTTCATAGTTCAATTGAAACTTATAGTCGATACCAGAAGCAGCAGATGCTTGCTCCATGAAGTCGAACTGTTTCTGCATTTGTTCGCCCACCAACTTGGCCACATTGCCGCCGGCATCATCACGTAATTTAATTGTGAGGTCTTGCCATTCTGGCTTGCCAATCAGCTTGACTTTGCTGTTGTAAACGTCGATGGTGATATCACCAAACTGCACACTGGGACGTTTGATAGTCTGCACTTGCTTGGTTAATTCCACTACGTTGGTACTGACACCAAAATTCAAGAAGCTGGCGCGAAAGCGGTACTTCAGCTTGGGCATCAACAGACCCTGTGCGGTAGCACTCTGGCCTCCGGCCAGGGGTACTGTCATTTTTGTTAAGGATGCTACTGCCATATATATCTCCTGTTATACTTATTTATACGTTCTATCATTTGCCCAAACCACCGATACTGCCGGGGTTCAACAATCTTATTGGGATATAGATGAACTCAACATCTTTCATTGGCTCAATGGCAATGTCCACATACAATTCGTTACGTGCAATACGGTCCGAAGTGTTGTTGCTGGTATCGCAAACCACCAAGTAGTCGTAAATACCACGCTTGGCCACCAGGTCATTCAATGTGCTTTCGATAATAACCTTGATCTGATCACGGGTGATCTTGTCGTTGGGTTCAAACAAGAAACCATTGCTGACCTTGGACAGGATGGTGCGAATGTAGTTGACTAGACGTGCTACGTTGACTCGATCCATTGAGCTGCTGACTGGATTACGGGTCTTCTGACCAAAAACAACAATACCTGTACCAGTAATAATGGTTATGGGGTTCATGTTGATGGTGTACAAGCTGTCACGCAGGCTCTGGCTGATACCAGTGCGTTGAAATTCACCAGTTGCAGTATCCAGATAACCCAGATCAGTTGTGTTATCAACCAATCCACGGCGTGTACCGGCTGGTGCAAACCATTGGTAAGCCAGCTGATCGTTACGGATAAATGTACGCAGAGCCATGTGACTGGGTGGAACCATGATGGTATTGCCCTGTGCGTCGTTTGACAATCCACTGGGGTAATACACTGCCAGGTATGGGTCAGCTGTGGTCAATCCACCTTCTGTTACGCCATTACTCCAATTGGTCAGTCCCACAACGTTGGTGCTCAGGGTCATGGGTGTATCGCCAATGACGAATGCTGTGTTGGCACGGTCATTGTTCAATGCCACCATGTTGCTGATGGCTTCTGGGTAACCAGGAGCAGTCAACAAATTGTACTGGAATTGATCTTCACGGATTTGTGTACTGCTGTCAACAGCCGATTTAATGGCCTCGACAATCATAGCACGTTGTGCCTGATGCCCTGCATACATGGCACCATTGGTCTTGTTGCCACTGGCTGTTACCCATGCACCTGACTGCAATACCGACCAGTATGTGGCATTGGTTGGTAAATTACCAGTTGTGCCGGCGATGGCAACATACAATGCAGAACCATAAACAACACGACTACCAGCTGCGTATGTGGTACCAGCTGCATATGTACTCATGACGCTGTTGTAACTGGCATAGTTAAAATAATCACCAACCCACCGTTTGACGTTGTAGCCGCTACGGCGTGTGTTGAACAACAGCATACCACGTGGATATAGTAATGGATTAGGACAATCTAAATCAGTGTAATCACTGGTCAGCAAATCTGCCACTGTGGGTAATGTACCTGATACAGCATCAACTGTGCCACCAGTGTCCCATCGTGCATCAGCGAATAATATACCATTCTGACTGATCTGGTCGGTGTTGTCAATGGCTACCCAACTCGTACCATTGTAGCGGTTCAGTTTGGGGAAGTTTTCCAGATCACTGGTGTCCAACCACAAATCACCGGCCACCAATGAGCTGCTGCCATCGCTTTGTGACGTTGGGGCACTGGCTGTTACAATAACACCGCCGTCATCAGTTGTGTTCAGTGGATAGCCGCGGGCATCAAGACTTAGACTCTGATATCCTTTCCATGCTGTTCCGCTGTTGACCAGGATGTCGATAGTGGTGGCATCGTTATAATACCATAACACACCATCAACTGGATCAGCTGTGGGCTGCGTAATGCTATATGTGTAAGTTAATAGGGACCAACCAGCTACCAATCTTGTGCTACCAATTACAGTAACATTAGATACTCCAGCAACGAAACCAGCCACTGTGGGAATATCTTGTTGTCCATTGACTGCAATCAACTGTATGTTACCGCCAGTGGTGTGTGTGATACTGATGGCCCCATTGCTTTCAACTTGAGCTGTTACATATGGAATATTAGCAGCTAGAACGGCTGCAACAAAATCTGATGCCGCTGTTCCATTGACTGTGATGGTATAGGCAGTATATGCAGCACTTCCGGGTGCAGTGGCACTGAGTGTAAAATAATTTCCTGACGTAAATGCACTGGTTGGGGCTTGCGCGGCTGTGGCTTTTACTGCACCAAATACCGTACGACGCCATGGTCTGTAACCACCCATGTACAAATTCAAGGTCGAGCCTGTGTTGGGGTCCTGAATCATTACCACTGTACCAACACCAATGTTGCTGCCGCCGCCAGCTGGATCCAGGCCATAAATTGCAGTAGCAGTTCCAGAGTATGCGTTCACTGACTGTGTGGTCCAGCTTTCACTCAGGCTATTGTATCTCTTGAATGCAAAGTTGGCCCCGCCACCCAATGTTCCGGTTTTTAGCCATACACCACCAGTTGGAGAAGGGTATGCACCACTGGTGTCCCACTGAGGAGCCTCGGCATATGATCCGTAAACTACACCAGTGACACTAGTAACACCCAGACCAAAATAATAGCCAGCAGTCAGTCCCAGATTGGTCAACAATGTTCCTGTGGCTCCAGCCTGTAATCTCAATTGGCCATTGGTGGTTGATCCATCTGATTGGCTGTTTTCTGTAGCATAGATTTCCACTTTGTTATTGACCACACGAGCGGTTACCCCAGTGATGCTTGCTGCATTGATGGCAGTGACCATGGCCGTAACCGTAGTTCCAGTCAATGTTACTGTAGTGGTGCTGTTGATGATGATTGTTTGTCCGCTGGTCAATGCAGGACTAGTAGCAGTTCCTGTGACTGTGGGCCAGGCATTCTGCCAACCAGTGGTTCCCACGGGATACCAAACGTTATCGTAACGCTTGTAGAAAATACGATTACTGGTGGTTGTGGCCACTACTGCGTAACTGCCAATCTGACCGATGCTGGCCAATGGTGTTGGCTCATTGGTCAAACCAGATGGTGAGCCGCCGTCGTATGTTACATTGCTGGTGTCTGAACTAGATGTGATCAGGATGGGAGTTTTTGCTGTAAATGCCTGTGTACTTGCGTTCCATTCGTGGATACCCCAGTCGGTATCAGCCAGGTCCAGCCAATACGTGCCGTCAGCCACATCACCACTGGGGCGAACTGCGGTACCAGCCAATTGTGCCAGATCGATATCAGCACGAACGGCGTAAACACGATTGCCCAAACCCAATGCTGAATAAGCGGCCATCAGACCATATTCGTTGCGCTCGTCACCATGAATTGGCGTACCAGCTGCTGTTTGTTTGAAACTTGGATAGCCCAGTGCGGATACTAATTCACGCTGACTTCCAAATACCTGCAATACACCAGCGTTGGCTGCACTTGTTCCGGTTGCTAATGAACCGTTGATTGTTTTATCCTGAGCAGTTGCTAGAAAGACTAGAGGTACTGTACCAACTGATGCTGATACGTACTGGCTTTCGTCAGTAACTGTGATTTGTAGACCTGGAGATACTAATGCCATGGCAATATTCCTTTAAATTAATACTATAATGCACTTGTAGATATTTATTCTTATGTGCATTTTTCTGGGGGTTATGATGCCCATAATTATGGTTTATGCGTAAATACATATATGAAGCCCAGAGGAATCTGCCCGACCTGTAATCAAAGGCCAGTGGCGGTAAACAGTATCAAGAAAGGTGTGAGATATTATCGCAAGATGTGCGATGTATGTATACGTGCTGGCAAAAACCTGGCACCCAAACCTGCAGCCTGGCAGCTGGCAGGATACAAGAAAAAGCCACAATGCGAACGCTGTGGCTTTAAATTCAAACTACCCAAACAATCTGTAGTATTCTATGTGGACGGAAACCTTAAAAATAATAACTGGGTCAACATCAAAACTGTATGTCTAAACTGCCAGGAAGAAATATTCAGCAGTCGTCTGCCCTGGAAGCGGAGCCCGCTAGTACCAGATTTCTGACCTGTGCATACAGATCGTCTATGCTGCCATTGTTGTCCAATTCCACATCAAATTCTGTACCTGCCCAGGCAGTTTCGCTGACGTGAACATTGTAATTGGATAGGATTGCTTTGTTGCTGGCCCAACTGAGATTACGGGTAGGCCCTATATTGACAATGCCAGCTGCTTTAAACCATTCGGGATCTGGACCACGCCTGGTACGTATGATTATACCGCCAGACTCTTTGATACTCTTGATCTCATTGGGAAATCGACAATCACTAATCACCACTGAGTCAGTGGCATTACGCAGGCGATTTTCCAGGCTGGCGATCCAGATGTTGTCGTGGAAGCCTTTTCTGCACACTTCAGTGCCCCACTGCTGTAGGATGTATCTGGGTGTAAGATGTGGTATGTCCATCTTTTCTGCCCACCAGACATCAACTTGCTCACGCCATTCACGAGCTTGTTTGGTGCGACCCTCCAACAGAGTACGGTCCCAGCCAAATACTGCTGCTACTGCATCTTTAAGGGTTCCTGCGAAGCTTTCACGACGGAATTCATGAAAATTAACTAGATAATCTGCCACTGTGTCTTTGCCTGAACCAATCAGGCCACAAATACCGATAATCATTGAAATACTCCTGTTGCCGTATTATTACATACAGCCATGCCAGTGTCAAATTAGTATTAACCAGTTACCCAGGTCATGGGCATGGATCCGTCTACAAATGTCTTGAGATCTTCTTCCAGTTTGTCCATTTCAGTCTGTGCTTCTGACTTCAATGCGTCACCATTTAGACTGGTGCCGCCCTGTGGGCCTACTATGGTGTTAAACTTACTACGTGCTTCACCAATGATTCTCTTGGCAAAACTATAAGCATATTCCTGTATCCAGGGGAAAGCATATGTATCGTTAAAAATCATCTGATCGGGTTTAACGTTGAATATGTGTAGCAATACACTTTCAGCCTGATCAGGGCCGGCATAGCCAAATGGCATCTTGCGAATAATGGTCAATTTTTTAGTCACAGGGTTGAATGTAAAATCCATGAATCCGCCAAACATACGCATGGCTAACTTTTGATAATCCACAAACAATTCGTAATTGGTTAGTCCGCCCACGCGACCTGCTGTCAGCATGTATGTGTTCAAGTAACCTGATGCAAATGGCTCGAACTGGCTGGCAGTTGTTCCTGTCACACTGCCAATACCGCGGCGATGTATGACTTTGACTGTCTGGATTTCTGGGGGCAGGATGTATTCCTGTGTCTCAGGCAACAGGTCCAGGAACGCATAACTCTCTTCTGTACTGTTGCTGGCACGTTGACGATATTTGACCAGAGCTTGCTTGATGGCCATTTCGTAGTGTTCTTGTTCCAGTTCCACGTCCACAATGCCGTCACCTAGACGCATACGGATGTAGTCCGTGATCTCAGCACGTTTAAGGTCCGAAGTGGACATGGAATTGGGGTCAAATGCAATCTGCCCTGGTCCTGTACCTGTTATGGTATTGAATAGACTCTTGGCAGGCATACTGCCTCGGGCAGATAGATTGCCTGTAATTACTGGGGTGGTGGCTGGAATACTGGGCATGAGTTATATCCTTATGCCAGTATTTAGCAGCCTATTCCACTTTGAGCAGTACAATGTCTGCGTTCAGACGTCCGTTCATCTTGGTGTCGGTAGCACGAATCTCGTCCAGAAACTTGCGTAACTGAACCTTGCTGGCCTTGCGGAATTCCTGTAGTTTTTCATCAGGCTTACGCAGGGTCTTGCATACTGACTTCATTTCATCATAGCCCACGATGCTGGTGCCTTTGATGCCCAGGGTGCCAGCATGTGCATCCGCCACATACTTGCCCAGCTTGCGGGTTTTGGTGTTGTAGATCCACAGAGCTGTGGCGCCAATGATGTCAACTGGATTGATGCTGACCAGTTTCAGTGCTTTGTCTTCTTTGGCGTACTTGACTTTGGCCACCAACTTTTCTTTGCTCACAGCACGTGGTTTACGCAACTTTTTCGCCTGCTTCTTGACGCTGCGATACTGTTCAATTGCAGTGATGCAACCAGTCAGAAATGTCAGCAAACGCTTGAAGTCTGCTGCACGATAATGGCGATAGCCTTCTGTCAATTGCTCGTCTTTCTTCTGGCTGGCATCCAACAGTTCTTCAGCACGGGCAGCAATCAGTGTTTCGTACTTGCCCAGCTGACTTTGTGGTACAGCATTGGCAACCAAAAATTCATAGAACTTGAAAGTGGTCTTACCTTTAACTGCTTCGTCATAATGGCCCTCAAACTCTCCCAGGGTGTCAGCAGTCTTTTCATTCATGCGATCCTGAATGGTGGGCCGATAAGCCACAGCCTCAGGAGTGTTGATGACCTCTGCAACTTCGTCACCAGCCAGTGCAATACTGTGCTGAATGGCATTGCGGATAAACTTGATGTGACGTTCCTGCATGGGCATACCCTGACGGTGTGCCATGACCAATGCACATGAGGTCATGCTCAGAGTGCGGTCTGGGCTGCGAATAAATGCACTGAGTTCTGCTTTGGTCAGCAGCTCAGTGGTCTGCACCCACTCCACCACGTATTTTTTTAGATCTTTGGTGGAATAGTGGTAATTGTAGTAGTTCATGCTCTTACGCATGTGATGGTCAAATACTGCCTCATCCATCTTCAAGGCACGCTCATGATCCCATACAGGCTCAGTGCCAGTATACTTTTCGTCGGCTGCCTGCGTACTGCGAGGAGCCTTAAGTTTTGCTTTGATGGTTTTGCCGTCAACTTTGATAGCCATGATGATCCTTGTGCTGAATTAGATGATATACCATTATATATTTAAAGTGATTTATTTGTCAACCCATGATTATTGCTGTCATGACCAACTGCTCCAGCAGATCCAGTCCGTCACTAAGTTTTGCATAGTGTTCCAAGTACTTGGTGGTTTCCTTGCCCAATCTGCGACATTCCACGCTTTCACGATCCAGATCCTCGTACATCAGGCGCATGTTGGCCATCATACGTTGTAATTCGTTATATCTGTGGAACTGCGAATATGTAGCAACGGCTATATTGTTTTTAAGCTGATGCTCTACATCACGTATTCGCTGTAAAATCTGCGCTTTTTTATCCATACCACCATTATACATTTAATGATATTTTTGGGTCAACCGGCAATAAATACTGTATATTTAAGGATTCCACAGTGGCAAGATTATCATTATGGCAGAACGGTCGTCACAGCAATGACTATAAATTCATGGACCGTCGCATTTCAGAAATGTTCACACTGGGTGCTACTGGAATTCTGCTGCACAAGTATCTGGGCACCACCAGTCAGGCTGCAACATTAAGCACCAGTGCCGTAACCAATTCTGGTGGCAGCACATTGACATTCCCCAGTGCCAGCAACGTCAACATCGGTGATCATGTATACGGGCTAGGCATACCTGCTGGAGTCACAGTCACAGCGAAAAACGCCACTGTCATCACCATCAGTGCCAATACAACCAGTGCTATATCATCAGGTGCCACAATTGGATTCAGTGCTGATGCCACTAAACCAGCATACATCAATCAGAGTGAAATGAACATACAGGACTTGTTGTTCATGGAAAACCGTGATCGCAAATACGACACTGATGTGTATCGTATGCGTGGACACTATCAAGTGGCTGATCAGGATTTTGACCTCAGCCAATTTGGGCTGTTCCTGGCCACGGGTACCTTGTTCATGACCTTCCATCTGAATGATATGTTGGACGGTGTTGGTAGAAAAATCATGGCAGGCGATGTGTTGGAGTTGGAGCATTTAACTGATTACGACCCTCTGAACCAGGACATACCAGCAGCATTGAAGCGATTCTTTGTGGTGGGTGATTGTAGTTTTGCATCAGAAGGATTTAGTCCCACCTGGTGGCCACACTTGTGGCGTGTCAAATTGAATCCACTGGTGGATAGTCAGGAATACAAGGATATTTTGAATAACATTCGAGTTGACACCAATGGTGATGGTACAGCAGACACACCCATTGGACAAATTCTCAGCACATACAATACCACAATAGCCATCAATGACGCCATTATTCGACAGGGTGAAACCGATGTTCCGCAAAGCGGATATGACGTCAGCCACATATATGTCAGACCTCTGAATGCTGATGGCTTGATTGTAGACAATGCTGAGAGTACTGCTGACAATAATATCCTGGACGGCAGTGACATCATCAACACAGCAGACTCTGGCATAGTAACTCCCAGTGAGACTATACCGGGATACATGACTGGTGATGGTCTGGCACCTGATGGGTTTCCAGTGGTGGCTGGCATATTATTCCCCACCCATCCAGCAGAAGGCGACTTCTGTTTGCGTACTGATTATGTGCCCAATCGACTGTTCCGTTTCAACAGCACACGTTGGGTCAAGATTGAAGATGTACAACGCACCAGCCTTACTCGCGGTAGTACTGCGTACCAGACACAGCGTGGAACATTCGTCAACAACACCAACACCTACAACACATATGACATCACAGGTAATGTGGTGGTCAACAATGAAAAACAAAGTTTATCACAGGCATTGCGTCCCAAGGCAGATAATTAATGAGTATTGAAAATTCCAATTTCTTTTACGATGGGCAGATAAGACGCTTCATCACACAGTTTATTCGCATGGTGTCCAACTTTGAAGTGCAGTTTGGCAAGGACCGTGACGGGGTGACCACATTACAGCGTGTGCCAGTTATGTACGGTGATCAGAGTCGTCAGGCAGCACAGATTGTACGTAACAACAGCGCCAGCAGCCTGAATACTGTACCAGCCATGGCCGTGTATGTCAGTGCCCTGCAGTTTGATCGTGAACGTGTACAAGACCCCACCTTGATCCAGAAAATGAATATTCGTGAGCGGCAGTTTGACAACATCACTGGCACCTACACTCACAATCAGGGCGAGGCCTACACCATTGAGCGTATCATGCCAGTGCCATACAAGCTGACACTGAAACTGGACATCTGGACCAGTAACACTGAGCAAAAGCTACAGTTGATCGAGCAATTGAGTCAGTTGTTTGACCCTGCCATGGAAATACAGAGTACAGACAACTATGTGGACTGGGGCAGCTTGAGCTACGCCATGTTGACTGACATCAGTTGGAGCAGTCGTACTGTGCCCACTAGTTCAGAAGATCCCATAGACATTGCCACAATGACTTTTGAGTTGCCCATCTGGATCAGCAGCAGTGCCAAGGTCAAGAAACTGGGTGTCATACACACTGTGATCACCAACTTGGATGATCTGTACAACGGTAATTTTTTAAGCGACCCCGATTTTGGAACATTCGGCAGACGCTTGTTGACATTGTTGGACTACGGCATCGTTTTGAACAATGAATCTGGTGCATACCACATCAAGTTACTGAAAAAGAATGGTGTGGTCAGTAATGATCGGTATGTGCTGATTGGCAGTAACTTGAACTGGCGTCAGTTGTTGGATCAGTATGGTAAATTTGTTTCAGGCATCAGTCGCCTGAGACTACGACAGGACAATGGCAGCGAAATCGTTGGCACCATAGCCGAACACCCAACTGATCCGTACACATTGTTATATACTCCTTTTACCGACACTTTACCGGCCAACACACTGGATCCAATTGATGCCATCATCGATCCACTGAACGTGGATGTCAACAGCGTACTATTGACGCCAGCAGTGGGTACTAGATATCTATTGACACAGGACATTGGTAGCGATAGCAACGATCAAGGCGCACTGGGCTGGCGTGGTCCAGATTTTCTGGATCTCATTGCACACGGCAATGATATCGTGCAATTCAATGGTGATCAC